CTGGTGATGTTCTCGCCGAAGCCCTGACGACAGCCGATTTCTTGGAGAGCTGTCCTGTGCTTCGCAATCTCGCCAGAGGGAGCAACAAAGGCGGCGATGCGGAACAAGATGTCGCGTTAAATCAGCCCAAGGCGTTACCGTTGATTGATGGTGATGGGTATTTGTATTGCTCTGGAATCAACGGTAATAACGCAAATACTCCTGATGACTCATCGCTAGACATAACAGGTGACCTAGTGATTGATGTCGATGTCACCATGAAGAGCTGGACGCCAACATCTAACTCTTCGTTTTGTGGGAAATACCAACCAAATGGTGACCAACGGAGTTTTAGATTTTTACTGCGACCTGATAAAAGGGTTCAGTTGCAGTTTAGTGATGATGGAACAGGCGCAGGGCTAACTGGAACTGCTTTTTCAACCGAGCTTCCATTTGCAGACGGACAACGGGGACAGGTTCGAGTGTCTTTTGATAGCTCAACTGGCATCGCTCAGTTTTTCACATCGATTGATAAGGGTGCAACGTGGACACAGTTAGGCCCAGATAGGTCAACAGGTAAGTTTGCTATTTACGGAGGAACCGCTGACGTTTATGTGGGTTCGTATAGCCAAACTGGTGAATTACTACCAAACGCCGCGATTCACAGCGTCAAGTTTTACGACAGCGTAACGCCATCTTCAAGCTCACTCAGATTCAACTGCGACTTCACGTCCACCAATGTCAGACATAACGACACCAAGTTCAAATGCGCGACTGGTCAGACGGTGACAATCAACCAAGACTCTAGCTCATCTAACGATGTGGCGACGGTCATCAAGAAGCCTGTGCTTCGGTTCGATGGTGTTAACGACTTCATGGACGGAGTGTTTGGACAGACTTTATCAAGCGGCCATCTATTTGCTGCATTTAGTGTTCTTGGGGATGGAGGAGGAAGTTGGCAACGATTGTTCAGCACTAATCCAACAGGGGGAGATGACGCGTCTGGTTCGATGATGATTAGACGCAACTCTACTGAAGATGCTTTTAGAGTCCGATATGACAGTGCTGGTTCGATTATACACGATGGAATGTATGATTCCGCGCGTGGGGACATGCTGCTTGATGTAAAAATAACAAACGGTGAGCAGAACAGTTTTATTAACAACGCTGACGAAGAGAATAAAACTTTAAGCGGAACTGTTGGAGTCGATGATTTTGTTTTAGCCGCACGGAAAGCGGGTGATTTCAATATGCCAATCGACCTAGAGTATCTCGCCCTGTTCGACGCATCAAGCATCACCGATGCCCAAGCGGACGCTGTGCGGAACTTCATTAACAACAGGAACACCGTGTTCTTGCGCCATGACACTGATGGCTACTACTTCTACGACGCCCAGAAAGCACCAGTCGGTAACATCTCATCAGGCAGCGCATCGTGGAACGGAAGAATCGTAGGCTCAGACAATGGGGACACCGACAAGTATGCGACACAGGCCACCGCCAACGACCAACCAGTGGGTGATGGATATGTTGTTACCTTTGCGGACACCAGCGACCACCTAGACATCCCATCGACAACTCAGGCTGGCTGGCAAATCTGCGGAACCTCAAAAGGCACGTTTGCCTACAAGGTGAACAATACTGCGGTCACTGAACTAACAATGCTTGGCAACGCTGGGACTTATCGGGCATTCGGGGATTTGTATGGAATCATTTTGTTACCAGAGAGCGCAACTGGTCGTGACATCGAGGAAGCCCGTAAGTTGCTTATCGACCGAGGTGCGTCTGATGCTGCTTATACTGGTGGATTCGGCTCCGCGTGGTTAAATAGAACTGATATTGTTGAGTTTAAGCAAACTGAGTTTCAAGGAGCCAATAATTTATACAGAAGCTGGAAAGGCAATAGTAATCTTGTATCGTTTTCGGCTATTCAAGCTACTAACAGCTCTAGCTTTGTTGAATCATGGCAAAACTGCTCGTCACTTACGTCATTTCCGGCGGACGCAAAGCTAGGCACGGAGGCGAGTAACGTGGACTTTACGAGCGCATGGAGAGACAGTGGACTCACTTCGTTTAGCACTCCGCTTCCTACAGCGACTACCGCGAGTAACGCATGGAGAGACTGCTCATCACTTACAAGTTTTAGCGCAGAGCTTCCCTTAGCGACCTCCGTGAGTAACGCATGGCGTGGCTGCTCATCACTTGAAAGTTTTAGCTCCGCGCTTCCTTCCGTGACTGATTTGAGTAACGCATGGCAAGACTGCTCGTCACTTGAAAGTTTTAGCGAAGAGCTTCCCTTAGTGATTAACGCTTATGCCGCTTGGTATCGATGCGCTTCACTTGAAAGTTTTAGCACAGAGCTTCCTTTAGCGACTAGCACGCGTTTCGCTTGGTATCAATGCACTTCACTCACCGACTTCTCCGCAGATGTCTTCGCTAACTGGAATCCATCAAGCATCTTAAGCGGAGTGTTTAACATAGCATGGGACGGCTGCACGTCACTCACATCACAGAGCGTAGAGAACATCCTTGTCTCCATCGACGCATCCGGCAAATACGCAACGGCTACCGGAGCATCTGGTGGTTCTGCTTTGGCTGACGCTGGAATCGACATCGACTACAATGTAGCCACTGGTTCACTCAGTGCTGCTACGACTGCTGCAATCGACAGTCTCTCCGGCAAAGGCTGGCAGGTTTACATCAACGGTGAGCAGATTATCCCGAACATCCTGACGTTAGAACCCGCAGCCGCTTACAGTCTCCGCTCGTTCGACGCTGACGCTGACCCGAATGTGGTCAATGTGAGACGCTCAAGCGATGGTGCGACAAGCGACTTCACGGCATCCGAGGTTAGCGATGGGACTCTTCGTGACTGGACGTTAGGTGACACGCTAGCACTTGATGGTCAACGTATGTATTTTGATGGGGTGGATGACCACATTGATCTCGCAAGCACTCTGACTATTTCTGGTGATTTTGCAATAACAGCCGAAGTCTTATCGACAGGGTTAGCTGGACAAAATACAGTATATGGAAATGCTGGCACAAATCGCTTATTTATTGCGGCTGGAATGCCGAGTGTAAGAATTGCGTCGGTATTATATGAATTCACTGGGCTTACTTATAACCAAAATACAATTTATACTACCACGCTAACTCGCTCTGGAAGCGACTTAACATTAGAGCTAGATGATGGTTTTTCTGTGCAATCCGAAACGATCAATTCTGTTTCAACAGCAGACTTTTCGTTGGAGTCAATAGGTAGCCGTGCTGGTTCAAGTGATTTCTTTAATGGGGTAATTTCAGACATTAACTTCAATGGACAAGCCTCCTACCAAGGCTACGGCAACACAAACGCAGATTGGACTGACCAAGTTGGCTCTAACGATGCTACAGTCTACGGCACACCAGCACTCTTCAGCGGTCAAGGATTCGACGGCCACGTCACCACATGGTATGACCAGAGTTCAAACGGACGGGATAGCTCACAGTCAACCGCAAGCGCACAACCAAAAATCGTCGATGGTGGCACGTTGGTGACTGACTCAGCGAACAACCCAGCAATCATTGGTGACGGAGTCGATGACACTTTGTTCCACCCAACGCTGACTAATGAGCTAGACAGTTCGGACTTTTTGGTTACTGCTGCTTATGAAGATGATTTGGCTATGGGTATTGAAGGCGCTATCCCTAGGCTTTATATTCAAAATGGAGGGTTTTCATACAACACTTTAGGCACTGTGGACTACACTAACCAGACCGGAAGAAAAGTTTTATCCGCTCAAGTGTCAGGCAATACACAAGAAGTTTTTTCCAACGGAACAAGTTTAGGCACAGCAACTGAAACTCAGGTTGATATTGGTCAAAATATGTTTCATGTAATGCAAGGTGGTTCAGCTTTCTCAGACGGCCCTTTAATGGAAGTTGTCGTATTTGGAGATAACCAAGTTGCTAACCGCACAGGCATCGAGAATAACATCAACGACACCTACACCATCTACTAATGTATTACACATCTACAGACCGAGACACACTCGACGCTTACAACGATAAAGTAGTCGCTGGTGAAAACTACGACGGAACCACGACTGTTCGCTGGGCTGATGTTATTGAACACCACGAAGGCGGCCAGTTTGCTATGATTAAACATCCATCCTATGCACTTATCGAAGGCTTCGACGACAACGACGAGCCACTTGATGCCCCTACCGTTGACTCTATCGCTGACTTCTTTCCACCACTTGAATCACTCAACTAATGACAGACGAAACCCATCGCTTCTTCCGGTTTAGCAACGAGCAATCGTATGACCAACTAACGACTGCTGGTAACACTGCGCGGTCACTCCCAGACGACAACGGGACGACACGGTGGTTGGCCTTGTGGTCTGACCTTTTCTTGGACCCAGAGACATCAACGGACAAACTCTACTGCATCAAGCGTTCGTTGATTCTCGACACTGACGACTTTGACCGCGATGGCATCGAAGAGCTGACCCTTGAGAGTTACCTTGAGCGGTTACACTGGGAGCCACCTGTCGAAGAAGACCTTGAGATGTCCGACGAACTTGATGGCATACTTGAATTTGTAGAACCTTAATAATGGACGAAGAACAACCACTCACAGAAATAGAGCAGTCGAGAGCCGATACCGGCTTTCGGTATTATGTCGTGCAACCGGACATCTATACCGCTCTCGTAGCTGGAGTGGACCAGACTCGTGGTTACCCAAACAAGCAAGGCACGACTTTAACCGGATTGCCTCCGGTTGAGCAGCTCGCTGACGCTACCGACGGTTCCGGTAAGCTCATCGCGATTGATTGCTGGCGGTTCACTGAATCCGATGACCAGATGCTGGAAGGCCCGATTAATGCTGGATCAGTTGAAGAACTCACTCATCAGACCTTCTTATCTATAAAACCTCAACCTACCGAAGAACTGTAATGTTTCAACACCTCACGCACCCTGTATCCGGTATCGTTGGATCCGCAATCGCGTTCATGTCAACTTTGCCAGAGGATCTCGACATGGGCATCAAACTCATCTCGACTTTTCTCGGCTTGATTATTGCCGTCCTGTCTGCTATTACCGCTATTGAAAACTTCCGTAATCGAAAGAAATGATTAACTACATCCTAGAAAACAAAGAAGAACTTTTCGGAGTTGTCACCGCCATCATTGCAGCCGCGTCAGCTATTGCCGCCCTTACCCCCACACCGAAGGATGATACCATTATCGGTAAGGCTTATAAGGTGATCGACTGGCTCGCTCTCAACGTGTTCAACGCGAAGAAGTGATCAAGCTGCTCACCGAGCTGATCAAAGCATACGTTGCTATGCTTAACTGGAAAAGAAGACGCTACATTTATGAACTGGAAGACCAAATCGACGATCTCGCTGCTGACGGTTCTCCTACTGCCAAGCTGCGGATCGAGCGTCTTTCAAAACGACTCCGATTTGAACAGAAGCTCGCTCTACGATCCTCCGACAATAACTCTGGTTGACGGGCAGGTCTACCATTTTAAGGAAGGCCAGTTGGGAGGCAGAGGCCAGAAATTCCACAGTGACTACAGCTACCGTCGCGCAATCATCATAGGGAAATGAGTAGATTACTAGATAAGATACTTGAGCTAATCGCTACCTTCAAAGCATCGCGAAAGGCCGCAAAACGTAAACCGAAGAAGATCGGGAAGGTCGCTATCTGCATTGGACACAGCCGTATCGGTGACAAAGGCGCACGGTCTGTTGGTGGTATCAGCGAGTGGATCTACAACTCAGAGGTCGCTACTCTACTTGCGAAACAGCTCAAGCAACGTGGCATTGCTTCCGCCATTATCGACGACTATCCATGTGAGTCCTACAGCGGCGCGATGAGCTGGTTGTCCAAAGAGGTTGACAAAATCAACGCAGACGTAGCCATCGAGCTACACTTTAACAGTTTCTCATCGTCTTCGGCGGAAGGCTACGAATACCTTTACTACGCACACAGCGCGGAAGGTAAGAGACTGGCCCTTTGCATCCATAAGGCGCACCAATCTAAGTCCGTTGCTCAGAAAGATCGCGGGGTGAAACCAATTGAGCGTAAAGATCGCGGCGGACATTTTGTGACTATGGTAAAACCACCCGCTGTTATCTGCGAACCTTTCTTCGGCAGCAGCCCGAAAGAGTGGGTATTGCTCGGTCAGAAACCCGCAGTTGTCGCGGATATCTACGCGACTGGAATCTTCAATTACTTTAAATAATGAGAAACTACCGCAAAGAATACGACGACTACCACAAGAAGCCGGAGCAGAAAAAGAATCGGGCTAGTCGGAATGGTGCGCGTCGCCGCATGCGGAAGATCTTAGGTAAGAAGGCCATCGATGGCAAAGACATTGACCACAAGGACGGTAACCCAAAGAACAACTCCAGAAAAAACCTACGAGTCCTAAGCAAGAGAGCAAACAGATCGAAGAAGTGAAAGCACTAAAGTCGGTCATGGTCGCTGGTCAGCGAATCAAAATTAAAACGACTGAACTTGATGATTCTTACGGACAATACGTTCACGACAGACGGACTATTTACCTAAACATAAACCTACCGGAAAAAGAAATACTGCCCACACTCAGACATGAAATGCTGCACGCCTCCTTCCACATCGCCGGAATATCTTTCTGCGAGAACTTCGAGGAAGAAGCGTGTGTTCGTTGCATTGATGAAGTCTTCTTTCCAGCCTACGAACGGATCCTTAAACGCTTAAAATGAAAGATTTTAAACCACACACAATGTATGACAAGACAGGTAAAGGCTACAAGGCTAACACCTACGAGCAGCATCTTGCCATGAAAAAGAAAGGCTACAGCCATATGAAGCCAACAACCAATAAGCGGGTTAATAAGATTACCCGCAAAAAATCTAAATATTAATGCCAAAGAAAAAGTCTAAGTCTCGCGTCAACGAAGCTGGAACCTACACGAAGCCAGCTCTTCGTAAGCGTTTGTTCAAAGAGATCAAGGCTGGAACCAAAGGTGGTAGAGCTGGCCAATGGTCAGCACGCAAGGCGCAGCTACTTGCGGCACGCTACAAGAAAGCTGGAGGAGGGTATAGGAGGGGTAAGAAAGCCCCACAGAGATCCCTCAATAAATGGACTCGCGAAAAGTGGGGGACCAAGTCCGGTAAGCCGTCTTTGAAGACAGGCGAGCGGTATTTGCCGAAGGCTGCGCGTGAAGCTTTGACTGACGAAGAATACGCACGCACCAGCCGCAAGAAGCGCAAAGGCATGCGTGCTGGCAAACAATTCGTCAAGCAGCCAAAGAAGATTGCAGAGAAGACCGCTAAGTATCGGTCTAAGAAGCGTCTTCTAAAATCAGCGCGTAAGCGCAAATCATGAGTCGATTCATACTTTACAAACCAACGCCGGAAGACGTCGCCGAAGCATACCGAAGATCTGAAAAACTCGGGCGTCTTACTACCTCATTTACTAAAGGTAGAGGTAACATGACGGGCTTCTTAGGTGAGGTCGCATTCGAGAAAACTTACCCTCAGTTTGATTATGTAGGCGGTAATTCATTTACTCACGACTACGAACTCGACGGTCTGACGGTTGACGTCAAAGCGAAGCGTTGCACATCGAGACCGATGTTGAATTATAATGCTTCGGTCGTCGAAACAAAGTTCAGCAAGTTTCAGGCTGACGTTTACTTCTTCATGCGCGTCCACGAGAACTTGCAAAAGGTTTGGCTCTGCGGTTGGTGTCCCAAGAAGACCATCATCCACAAGAATAGATTCGCGAAGAAGGGCGACGTAGATGCTGACGGATTCCGGTTCAAGGCTGATGGATACAACATCGAGATTAAGAAGACCCGTCGGCCAGATTCATTTCAACCGTTCGTTGTCAGGCGGTAGCTCTTCATCCGGTTTCTGCGGCTTGAAGTAATGGATATGACCAGTCTTATCGAAGACTGGCCTTATCCCGTTAGGAGCAACTAGCTCCACGAATTCGCACAGGGGTGCGTCCATGTATATGTCTATAATGGACGGATCACCCCCAATGCTCTCAATAGCTTCGCGGAGAGCTATCCAGAACTCACCGCAGAGTTCCTGTCTCCTGATCTTCAGATCTTGGTTGGTCATCCGGTCTGTAACCTATATCGTATTTCTCGCCGAGGTCAATGCTCCATAACTTACCACCACCTTGACCTTCTGAGGTGATCGGGCGGATCTTCTTATTGACCCGACTCGCTTCCTCCAGCGTGACCATGCCACGTCGGCAGAACTCCAGATTACGTGATGACCCAACATCACGACCGTTGTTAAGGTCGTGAATCATAACCTGAAACTCAGTCAGTGTTCCGCTCCACATCTCCATTTCAGGATAGACTTCACGGCACCGCTTGGAGAAGAACTCAACCAGTTCGGCAATCGAACTACGGCTACTGTTGTCGTAGGCTGCATCCGCAATGGTGGGATCGATGTAAGAAGCTACACCGAATCGACCGACATCACGCACGCCTTCCGGCATTTGCCAATCCAACAGGAACCGACCAAAGAACGGAAGCTCGTCTCGGAGGATAGCCTCTACCTCTGCGTTTGGTGGGAACTTCTTGGTAGACTTCTCGCTGATGAGCAGGGCCATGAGCTTATCACGGTTGCTGGTATCGAGCGAAGGGATGACTGACAAAGAGTTCGCGTCCATGTTCAATGACATCGTGACTCGACCCGTCCAAGGGATCGACAAAGCGTCAGCGTATTTGGCCATATACTCGACTCGCGGATTAGCTACCGCTCTCTTGAGTAGTTCGGTGGCGCGTCTCTGATCCTGAAAGCTAGCTGCTGAGGTAGTATCGTCAATGACCCAAGACGCTACCTTACCTAAGTCTTTGTTGAACTTGGTCTGACCAGACAAGTAGTCAGACGCATCAGCAAAACCCCCTACAAGGTCGCTAATGACTTTATTACTCAACAACGACTTGCCGCGACCTGTCGGCCCGACCAGCAGCAAAGCTTGTCCCTGCAATGGGACTTTATTCAAGACCGCAGAGTAGAACCTCTGCATCCATGCATAAAAGTAGTCTAAGGCTGAATACTCAGAGCTATTTACGAACAACTGATTCAACCATTTATGTAGGAAAGGCCACTTAGACGGGTCTCCATCAGAATCCGGCTCGACTGCCTCTAGTGTAGCGCAGTTGAGGATACGGGTAGAGTTGTAGGTGACGATACGATCCGGTGAGAACACAACAGGCGCGATCTCGTCAATCCGGTTGTTGTTACTAATCACGAGAACTGCGGACTCTACTTCGCTAATCCCTTTACCCTTTTTGACTCTGGTCGAGAAGCCTGCCTGCCTAAGCTCCAGAAGAAGTTGATCCTTCGGGATCGAAACCGCTTTATCGTGCTGAAGTTTGAAGAAGCTTCTACCATTGAACCAGTATTCATCGAGTAGGCCGGAGAGCTTCTTTGTTTCGTAGTCCTTGACGAAGGAACTCCCGAAGATGTCCGACCAGCTCATGAACCCTTTACCAGCTCGATCACTGTAACAGACAATACCGTCCTCTACGACCTGACAACCATCACGGTCGATGCCGTCGTCAATCCAGAACAATGGTCCTCTGGCCCCGACTTCAAAATCACCGAACCAGCGATTAGGGAATCGGGATTCAACTTCAGATGCAATGACATCGATAGGGATGTTGACCTCAGAAGATTCAGGTGGTTTGGAGGTAACAGCCTTTGTCAGAGCAGTATGGACAATGTCCGTTGAAACTTTGCCGTTAGTTTGCTGCCATTCTTCACCCAACTCAAAATACTGATTGGGTCTCAGTGAAGTCGAATCGAATCCGGCGAACAACTTGTCTATCCTAAGTGTCCGGTTGAGGTTATGGATAAACGAGTCAAACATCGAAGGGTCGATTGGGACTGCCTCATCAAACTCCCAAACCAACCGTAAATAACCGCTGTAGGTCTTAGAGGCCCATGTTGGTTTTATGGTAGCCTTGCAACTTACCTCAAGATCATTGTCGAATGAACCCCAATCTATAGGGGCATCGTAGTCTGCGACAACTCCGTAGACCTTATGGACAGGGTTGTCGTTGCTGATTCTCTTCGACGGCGCACGGCCCTCAAAGGTGGAATAGAAGACGTGATTGGTGTTTGGGTTACTACACCATTCCCTGTAGTCCGCTTTCGATTTAAATGAGGGTTTCTTTGTAGGGAGCTTACTCAGGTCTTCTGTCTTCGTCGTCTTAGTATCGCGCAGGTTACGCAAATATCTGTAGGTCATTATTTTTGGTATTTGGTTAAGATTTCACCCTCTGCATCCAGAGGAATGTCGGGAATCCACTCCGGCGGAGTAGACATGATTTTGATTATTTTTTGAAGGATTTCTTCGGCTTTATCCTCATCACATTCGCAGATGACTTCATCGTGAACGTGGAAGATAATATCTATGCCTGCCTTGTCGATCTCTAGCATCATGTGGCTAAAGATGTCACGGGCCAGAGCTTGTGACATATTCTCCGCTAAAACGCCACCCCAAAGATTCATTTTCCTCAGTTGTCCGTTTCTATTGATTCGGCATAGGTAGTTAGAGCGGCCCCTGTTCAGTATCTTTTCAAGTTTCGAGTAGGTCAGGGTCCGGCCAGAGGGGAGTTTGAGTTTGAGAACTCTTTTGTCCATCGCCCCTTTGACCCTATGATCCAAGTTATTCCAGAATCTAGGAACTTTATGGAGACGCTCACGATACAGATCGACGGCTTCTTCCGCCTCTTCGAGAGGCATGCCATACAACTCAGCAAAACGCTTCGCACCCGCACCGTATCCGCAGCCAAGAACGAGGGCCTTGACTTTGTGCCGGAGCTTCGCGTCCTCCTTTTTCAGAACTCCTTGTTCCTTTGTCCACAAGCCAAACTGGATTGCAAACGCTTCGTAGATATCGTCAGACGCTTGGATCGCGTCCATTGTTGCCCTGTCTTTCGACAGCCAGCAAAGGGTGCGGACCTCAATCTGCGAGAGATCGACTACAACCAGTTTCCTGCCTTTGGGGGCAGTAATCAGGTTACGCATGTTCACGCCGAACATCTCGTCTCTGGGCAAGTTCTGGAGGTTCAGGTTGCCACCACTACCGCTAAAGCGTCCGGTGTGTCCTCCGAAATACATGATACCACCATAGTATCGGTTGTCCGGCATCGTCGCATACTCGAAGCTATCGAGCTTCTTCTTAATCGCATTCACGCGACGCCAGTTTGTGACTGACTCAATCCATTTGTATTTATGCCCATTGGCCTTGATCCACCGCTGGGCATCTACATCAGTCTTAGCCAGCGAGGCAGGTGGCTCAATCCCCATCTTGATACACTCCTCGTCGAAAGCCTTTCGACTTAGGAGAGGCTTTTCGTCTCCCCACGGAATCGCTTTCTCCGTCTCGAAAAGGAGGGCGTTGATGGTCTCCTTACTCTTGCGGAGAGCGTCAGTATCAATCGGGATTCCCCGTTGCACAATACGGCGATTCAGGACACTGATGTCCCGCTCGAACTGGGACCACTTGGACTCGTAGGCTTTCCAAAGACGAAGACAGAGAACGGAGTCCTTGATGGCATACTCTTCTACCTCTCTTTTAAAATCTTCGCTCATACCGTCCCACGTCTTGCCGGACATGTTGTCACGAGTGGATTTGGAGATCTCCAGATCGAAGGCTACCGCAGTGGAGTTCTTCAATGATCTAGGCAACCCGCAAGCAGCCGCCATGTCGGCGGTGCAGTGCCACTCGGCAGGCTCTACCTTCGGCCACCAGCCTTTAGTCACGCCGTAAAGATAAAGCGTTTCGTCAAAACTGGCGTTATGGCTCAGGACCGTTTGCCCTTCCAGTAGTTGCCAGTCAAAATCTTTAGGGTGGCCGACCCACTCTAAACCGTCGTCCCCTACAACGCTAACCATGTATGCGTCGAAGGAGTGGTGGGAGAAGTATCCCAACGGACCTAACTTCTTGATGCTGCAATCGCGGTCATAGTAGGTCTCAAAATCTAATGCGTATATTATCATATTATTTGGTCTCTAGGCAAAGAAAGACCCACTCCGGCAGAGACATAAACCGGAGTGGGCCTGTGCTATGCTTATTCCTCTTCGCCGAAATCGAACTCAAGCGGATCGTGAGTATCGATTACGTGCTTTAGGGCTGCCCTGACAGCCCGAAGCTTTTCGAGGTTTTGGCTAATTTGGTCGAACTGCCCTTCAACGTCGGCAACCATATTGTCGAGCATTTCAACTTCGTCTTTCAGAGCGTCAATCTTCAATTCTTCAGACATGACTACGCGCTCAGAAAGTTGTTTACAAAAGAGGCAACACTGTCATCCACCGTTTCTACGGTAGCGGTCAGAGTTGGGTTAAACCAAGTGTATTTACCTTTGGTCAGTTCCTCCGAAGTAAAGTTCCAGATCTTGTTGTGGATCGCCTGTCCGGTAAGAGCAGCATTCGTTGCCAAACGCTTGTAGGTCGAACGATAGGCGTTCTTCCCTACATTGATCTTACCCAACGCATAGGTGTGGTCACCAATAGGCAACTGGTATGCGTCAACATCAGATGACTCTTCGGGCTGCTGGATCAACAAGGTCAACTCAGCGAACTCGGTCATCTCCCAATCAGATTCCTCTCCGATTGCGTTAGCTTGCTCTTTAGACCAAGCGATGCGTGGGATGTCCTCCTCATCGAAGGGGATGTTCTCCCGCCAGCCCTTTTGAGCTACGACAGGAATCACCTTAAGGGGTTGGTTCGGTGGGGCGAGTTCGTAGGTCTTATCGAACAAGATAGACCCAACGGGGGCTTCCGACTCAGACATCTTCTGACAGATGTTGATTCGTGGAATCTCAATATCTTCGATATCAAGTTCGATTCCAGTTACGTTAGTGGAGAGACCAGTGTTAGCTTCGGTCTCTGCGATTTCGGTTTTGGTATTAGCCATATTTTCTATTCTGTTTTTGGTTTACTGACTCGCGACACTGTGCCGCTCGTCTGATGTTTCGATGATTCCCGCGTTCTCGCAGTCGTCATAGAAGTCTTGTTGTTTGCTCCGGTCTACCTTTTTGGAGACCTTGGCGAGGGGGAAATTAACTTGATCCAGCAAAGTGTCCAGATCAATTCCGTAATTTTCTGCGATTTTTACAAAAGCCGCGTTATCGGAGATCTTTCGGGTCCGCCCCATCGACCGTAACTTCAGGCCGTCAAGCTTCTCCCCATCCTTCAGGGCATCAAGCGTTTTACGTTTGATCGACGCTGCCCAGTTCTCAACGATCTTCGCGATGTTGAAAAGCTCCGAGAGTCGGGCCGGATCGTCAACGTCGGTAGGATCGATGTCCGGTAACGTAGTATCCAGTTTCTTGGCTACGTTGATAACGAGACCACCCAACGCAGGACACACCTCTTCGTGTTTGCAGAATCGGCAATACTGAGTCGGGGTGCATTCATTAAGTTCGGGTGTGCCGTCCTGCCATTTCGGGCGGATCTCTTCACCAGCTTTGATCACTCGACTGAGGTCTTCGACAAGCGTCGGCAGGTCTTCGCGTTTGAAAACGTGAGATAGGGTCGCGTTGTGCTGCGGCACGTAGAACGCAAAGACGATCTCTTCGATGTCAGGATACTTCTGGAATGCTCCGGTCGTGTAAGCTTTGGCCTGCCAGTTCTTCTCCGGCGGATCAATGATCGAGATGCCTGTTTTGTAATCGGCCATGACGGCGCGATCTCCGCCTTTGAGAATCAGGAATCGGTCACAGGTTCCCCATGTCTCAGTGCCATCTAAAGCGACCTCAACTTGGATCTCGTTAAGCTCTTCCTCGATCTCGTCGAAGTTCGTCATGAAGTCCTGCTCCATCTTAACGATCTGCTCGTAGATCTCATGCTCCTCCTCAGTATGGAGGGCAGAAGGATCGAAGACTTCAAGAGCCTCGTGGATTCGAGTCCCCATTTCGGCTGCTGCGGATGTTCCATCACGGCCCTGATAAGCAGCGCAAGCGGCTACATACTTTAGGCTAGATGGAGAAAACTCCGCGTGGCCTCTATCGCTATGGTTGGGTTGTTCGTTCATTATTTTCAAAAGCTAATTCAGGATGTAAGTCGTTTAGTTGGTCTTGATCAAGTCCGTATCCTTTGCCGTAACCTAAATCAATAAGGTTCTCTTCCTTAATCAATTCTTCTTTGTATGCCCAGCCGACAAATTTCACGCAACGGTTTTTGACAATAGCGAGAACATAGACATCGATGTCTGGGTTGACTTTGCGAGTAGATAGCAGCATGCCGTCTGAGTGTCGCGTCGATTTAACATCGTAATTTAATCCGTTGAAGTTACCGTCTGCGCTACCGCTTCTCGGCTTCAGACCTAAATCTGGAAAGGTATTGAATGCTTTCGCAAAGGCATACTCAGCTTTCATGCCCATCACGTCAGCGTCTGCACCATCTTGGTTTCCTATTTTCGCGTCTTTTACACGAGAACTTCTAGCGATCAAGGACCGTAATCTCCCTAATGTTTCGCAGACGGTTATCTCGTCCGGCTCTAATACTATTTTTAGAGCCGGACCTATAACTGGTTTATATTTAAGAGCCATTGGATTTGGCGGTCATTCCGTTTATCCGCTTCACCTCACGTTGGAGGCGGTCGCGTTTCTTGAGTGTGCGCTCAACTTTGTTGTTCAACATGAAGATCTCATCCTCAAGTAGCTTGAGTCTGACCTTCTCTGCCTCTGATAAGTATTTAGTGTTGGTGTTCATTTTGTTGTTTTCTGAATTTACTAATAATGCTGTTTATCGCGTCACGGCCAAGGTTGAACGAACGCGCTATCAAATCTCTCGAATATCCCAAATCGGCTAGCTCAGTGATTACACGATGCCTAATGTGAGAGGATTGCATTCTGGTTTGGATGGTCCTACCTTTTGGGCCGCCCTCATCAAAACGGCTCATTATCCATTTAGGTGGTAGGCCATACTGCTCTGAATATTTTTTGATAAGCCTTGTCGCATCAATGACAATCGCTTCCTGCATCATTTTCGAGTTCTCTTTTATCTCTATGTTTTCCATGATTATTTGATTTCTAGCTGCTTAATATTGTAGAGGATGTTCTCAACAATCTTCTTTATCTCTGGCTCAATGTTGATCTTTTTCTCAACTGATTGAACTGCGTGAGCTACGCTGCTGTGGGATACGTATCCGAAGTAGTCAGCTAGGATCTGTTGCTGTATCCCGTAGAATTTTCTAAGGATACCGACCGCTATCGATCTCGGAATTGAATATCGTGATGCCCTAGACTTCTTAAATAGGTCTCCCTCTTCAACGGAAAATTCTCCCGCCACGAGTGAGACTACTTTATCAATAATGGTCTGCTTATAATTAGTTAGTCCGGCTATTTTGTTCATTGGTGTAAGGTGTTGAGGTTTGAAGTTTTCTCTTCGATTACGCGCATGACATGCTCTTCGATAGAGCCGTCAGCGACTAAGATCTTCTGGATAGCGTCGCTCTTCGCACCGTTACGGTGGATACGGCCTAACGCCTGTAAATGATCTTTCACGTTAAAGGTCGGTGAGATCAACGAGATCCGTTGGCGGTTACCGTTGATGTCATGCAGCGAGATTCCGGTTCCGCCAGCCGCGATGTTGACGACAATGACGTTCTGCTTGTCTGCCTGAAAATCGTCAATGATCTGCTGACGCTCCTCTGCCGTCTGTCCACCGACAATAGCAGGGCAATCGAGCAGACCCGATAAGACCTCAGCGGTATCGGAGAAGTTCACGAACATGACGACGCTGTTGCCTTGTTCGATATAGTCCTTAGCCATGTCCGCCATGTCTTTCGCTTTCAGCGATTCAGCGAGCTGTCTTGCACGTAGCAGATTTACAAGGACCCACTCGCTGTCGTCCACCGATCCGGTGAGTAGGTAATCCTCGATGATCTCCGGCGTGATGCCGAGTTTCTCATACGCCTTCGCGATTTTTGACGCAGAGGTAAAGGCTACAGGCTCCACGAATACACGATTCGCTTTAAAGGAATCAGGGAAGTCATCGACCGTCAGGCGTTTGACGTTCTTGCTATACATGACCTTATTGAGGTCACTGAGCTTTGACTTACGGAGTATCTCCCACGCGCCCCATTCATTCTGGCTACAACCATACTGCATCATCCAGCCATACCAACTCTTGAGGCCGTCTTCAGACTTGTTCAGGTTGTGAAGACCCAACGCGAACCCGATTGGCCGCATCTCTGTCGGGTCTTCGGCGGCAGTCGCGGACATTGCGTGGACGGAGTAGCCTTGAGCTACGAGCGAAACCAGCAGTTGAGCATTCTGGGTATATGGCCCTTTGCATTTGTGGACCTCATCCACGAGCATAAGTGTGTTTTCCGGCAAGTCCCACCTCATGATCTTCTTGCCGCGCTTAGACATAAAGTCTGTCCGGCCAGTCCTGATCTTCTCGTAGTTCAGGACGAACAACGGTTCGATGCCGCACTCGGCGAGTTCGCGTTGCCATGATGGGATCACCGCTTTCGGACAAATAACCGCAACTGGCCTGTTTAATACTTTCGCAAGGTGGCAAGCGACGATGGTCTTACCAGTTCCGACGTGGCTCGTGTCTAGGGTGTTCGAGCCAGCTCTTTGTTTAGCGATAAAGAAGTCGAAGGCTTCTTGTTGCTTTTCGTATAGTGTCTTCATTTATTGTCTATGCACAGACAAATAAATGACGATCAATAATCCGTCCAGAAAATTCTCAACTTTTTTTTCCAGACCAGATGTAGGTGGCAATTAGGTAGGCATCGATCATGCCGTCATGGGGCTTCCGGCACCGTTTGTTCGCGAGCCAGTTCTCTTCAGGCGCGAGTTGTTCCGCCAGTTCTAGGGCGGCTTCTTTGGTCTTTCCTTTGGGAATCCGGCCAAGCATATGCTTCTGCCACTTATGGACGCTTACACGCTTGACCAGATAACGGTGGCTTTCAGCCATACCTAAAAGTTTGCCAAATGAGATCGCCATCGACCGGACGGCTTGGCTGCTTTTTGCGTGTGCGAGCGGTTCTTCAATCGCTAATTCAAAGGAGGAGTGTAGATCTAATATCCACTGATTGACCTTACGGATATCCACCTCCTTTTTCTTGGATAGCTGGATGGTCGGCATGCGAGTCTTCGCAATAACAACACCGTCAAATGTAGATATTGCACAAAGTCCGCCATCGAGTCCGTTGTCAATTCCGATGATTAGATCTGTCATATAGGGTGTTCAATGAATGGAGAAACAGAAGCCATCGTCCGGAGATCTCCTCCGACTCTATTCCCTATATAACTACTCAGACCCTAACCTCGGGCAGAGAATGTTTTGGCATTTATCTTCAATCTCTACGTCACCTCCGCAGTGTTCGCAAAGATCTTCTCGTTCTTCAAGGAAGAGGGCTTTCGCAAGAATCGCATAGTTGACGAGATCCTCACAGGCATCATTGACGGACTCGCCAGCAACCTTCAACTCGCCGTCGTTGACGAATGACTTAATCCGCATGAGCTTATCCTGCATCCGCAACAGTAATCCGGTGACCGGATGAAGACCTAAAGATTGAGCGGTCTTGAAGTTCGCGAGTGCATCGACGGTGTTTTCGCCGCCGCAGTAATCGCTGTTCTTCGCCCGCATAATTTCGAGCGTTTTCTTACACGTCTCTTCGTGTAAACGGAATAGGGTTTCGGGTTTCATAATACTTCTTCCATCTTATCCCACAGGATCTGGAGTATCTCCTCTTGCAGTTGTTCGGCTTCGGGAGAATCGTATCCAAATTCTTCGATGTGGTTACTGAACTCTTCTTCTTGGTTCAAGAGAAACAGTCTTATAATATCTAACTTCTGCCAATCTAATTCTGTATTCATTATTATTTCGTTGGTATTGAGTCTCCCCTAACCAGAAGGCCATCGCCCTCAGCAGGGACAAGAACTCTGATCCCTTTTGGCAACGCCTGCAAGTAAAAAACTTCTTTGGCGGTTTCTGGGATCACTCGATACCAAAGGCCGTCAGCCTTATCGACCGGAAAACGGAAGTCTGCACCGTCATCCACTCGCGTGATGAATTGAGGGTTCATTTCTGGCTGTCGGTTCGTAAACATCTTGAGCGGTTGATTAAATCTCTTTTCCGGTATCTCCGTCAATCGTTTTTTTCTGCCTGATCGCACCCCCACCTTTGTCGGCTTTGGAGTTATTCAGGATCGAGATGTCGATTTGCATCTTACTATTGCCACCACCAGTCTTGGCGTTTAGCCCTAAGTTACGTCGAATGAGCTGGTCGAGTTCTGACATCTCGCGGATCGTCTTCGGACCACGCAGCGTTTTCATTGAGTCCCTCAGCAACTTAATTCCGGCTGCTGCTATGTAGTGCTGGTATTTGTCAGCGGGGGAACTCTGGGCTTCTGCGATCTCGTTGAGGTCGAGGTCTTCTTGTTTCGAGGCCCTGAATCTTTCTTCAACGATTGCAGAAGATATAGTGTCGTTAAAGTGGTCGTCGATATCTTCTTTGAGCTGGTCTGTGTCGGCATCAGGCTTTTGGTGTTCTTCTTTTATCTTGGTATTGTGAATCAGGTTGTCGAGAACCCGCCCGTCTGCTGTGTCCCCATTCATCTTCGGGGCAACGCCATGCTTCCTCAGCCAGTTACGGACAGTGTTGCGGTGGACTCCAATGTGTTGACCGATAGCAGAATTACTGTAACCTTCTTTGCTAAGTCGTAAGGCTTCGGCCTCGACTTCTCTAATGGGTTTTTCAGACATTTATTAAATTATGCCTACAGAAGCAGACAAGCGCAAGCGCGTTCTAGAGCCGCGTATCGACCCAACCACCAAGAAAATGGATGTCGGCGGGTTGATGATCCAACCGACCAGTCTCCTCACTGCTCTGCTATACGGATTCGCCCACCACCCAAACGGTAAGGCGAAAGAGTTTTACTTCTGGCGGATCTGCGACGAACTCTGGAACCGCGAAGACCTACCGGAACCAATGATGGTCCGGCATCCTTGGGCCGAACAGATGGTTCGGGCTGCGATTAAACACAAGTATCTGGCGATTGGTGGTTCTGCTTCGTCCGGTAAATCCCACACAATGGCCGCATGGGGCATTGTCCAGTGGCTCTGCCAACCACGCGACACATTGGTCCTGATGACCTCTACGACGCTACGGGAAGCACGAAAAAGGATTTGGGGTTCAGTCATGTCACTCCTCTCAGTGATCGATGGTGCGCCAATCAAGATTCGGGATTCAATCGGAAACGCAGCGTATGTCGATGAGAACGACACGCTTATCGAAAGAGCTGGCTTATCACTTATCGCGGCAGAGAAATCCAAGACACGCGAGGCTATCGGTAAGTTCATTGGTATCAAGCAGAAGCGCGTTATTCTGATTGGTGATGAACTTTCAGAACTTTCTGAAGCTATTCTAAATGCCGGACTTACGAACTTGTCGAAGAACCCATCCTTCCAGATGATCGGGATGTCCAACCCGAATAGTCGATTCGACGCTTTCGGAGTCTGGTCGGAGCCGAAAAACGGGTGGGATTCCATCGACCCGCAGACCGCAGACGAATGGCCGACGAAGTGGAAGGGGCATTACCTCAGACTCGACGGCGAGCGGAGTCCCAATATCCTTTTAGGCGAAGAGAAGTATCCGTGGCTCCCGACCGCCGCCAAGCTGGAGGAGGACCGGATGCTTTTGGGGGCGGAGTCCAGAGGTTACATGCGAATGGTTCGCGCTGTGTTCTTCGACAGTGACGAGACCACCGGAATCTACTCAGAAGCGGAGCTGGCGAAGAGCGGGTCAATGGGGGAAGTCGATTGGGCCGAGAAGCCGACTATGGTGGCTGGCGTCGATCCGGCCTTCACCAACGGAGGTGACAGGACGATTATGTTCACCGCTGAGGTAGGCTACGCCCGTAACGGTCAGTATGTCTGTAAGCTTGGCGAGGCGATTCACCTGAACGATGACGCGACGAACAAGGCGGTTCCACGAACCTACCAGATTGTTCACCAGATTATCGACCACTGCAAGAGGCGCGGAATCACCGCAGATAACGTAGCACTCGACTCCACCGGAGCAGGTGCGCCGTTCTGTGACGTGCTGGCTGGCGAATGGGAGTCATCCTTCATGCGGGTGACCTTTGGTGGCAAGCCCTCAGACAAGCGTGTTAGCATGAACAGCCAACTGACTGGAGAGGAGCTTTACACGAACCGTGTCAGCGAGCTGTGGTTCGTCGGCAAAGAGTTGATTCGGACAAAACAAATCTACGGGATCTCGTCAGACCTCGCTCAAGAGATGTGCGCCCGAAACTACGATATGGTGAAAACCGGATCCCTGAAGGTGAAGATCGAATCAAAGCAGGAGTTCAAGAGTCGGTTCGGTCGATCACCTGACTTGGCTGACGCTGCGTTTCTGGCTCTCGACTGTGCCAGACAGCGAATGGGTCTGGTTGCAGTGGATCCACCAAAAGAGGAAAGTGGTACAGGATTCAGGAAACAGGTTACAATTAAGAGCCTCAGTGGTGCGCTCAACAATCCTGACGCTTCGCTACTCTCCTGAAGGTCTTTAGTATCTAATAGTTTTCAGGGGGTGGGGTTCAAAAACTTTTCCCCACTACCTTTAGTATCTTATAGTTACTATTAGATACTAATATATTAGAGAGAAAGTTTTCGGAGTGGGGGTCGGGAAAACTATAAGATACTAAAGACGAAAGCCCTCCGTTGACAGTTGCAACGTATTCTGGTAATTTTACGCCGTGGCGAATAAGCGTTTCAAAAGGCTCCCGTCTGGCCGTATCCAATACCACGGCGAGACTTTTGCGGGTTTCAATAAACCCAAGCGTGCGCCCAAAGGCTCGAAGAAGAAGTTCGTGGTCTTAGGGAAAGAGGGCGACAAGATCAAGAAGGTTTCGTATGGGCATCGTGATTACAGCGATTTCACGAAACACAAGAATCCAAAGCGTCGGGCTAATTTCAGGGCCAGACACAACTGCAAAACAGCAAAGGACAAAACAACGGCCCGTTATTGGGCTTGCAAACATCTCTGGTAACCATGGCAGAAGGTCAAATAAGAAAAGACTTAATCAAAAAGGCCCGCAAGACGCGCGCCAAACCCGCTGAAACTACTAAAGTAGAAGAGAGTGATGACCCGAATTCTCAGGCTAGTATAGACGCTGGATCACTCGAAGGCAAGGTAAGCCCTGCACCCGCTATCCGTGAAAAGCGCGAAGGTCTTTCGCCGGACAAAGCTGATATTGCGTTAGATGCAGCTTTTGCACAGATGGATTCTCAAGAGCAAGCAGATCGTCGAGGCATCGCCTCCGACCTTAAAGACTTGTCGAAGCGGGGTGCTTTGACTAGCGACTTACTCAAAGAGGCCCGACAGAAAGCTGAGAAAGCTGGTGTTACTGGAGAGCAGTTCGAGTCGTTCATGGAGAAAAACCGAATCCGTGAAAGGGGTTCCCCGTTCTCTTTTAAGAGACAGAAGTCTGGGACTGGTTTGTTTGATCAACCCGCTCCGTCACCCGAGGCAGCGACTAGAGCAACTCAAAAGGTTTTGTATGAAAGAGAGTTCGGAACGGAACCATTAAGTATGCAAAAAGCGATGCAAAGTGAGGACTACGTAACAGGGTCTTATTCCCAAAACCTTTTCAAGTCCCGCCCCCTCTCTGGAAGAAAAAGCTCTGCTTATGAGAGAGAGGCGAGGAGAGCGAAGAGAAAAGGAGACACGGCTTTAGCGAGTGGTCTTCGTGCGAAGGCTGCGGAGGCGCGAGTCGGTGAGGCTTCGATTGACACGCCTGCACTTGAAAAAGGACGTAGGGATGCAGAAATTGCAGCCGGAGAAGAAGCGATACTGCAAGATAAGGTATTTAGTGAGACAATGAGACGTGCGGCAGAGTCTGATGCTCGTCTTCGTGATATGCAACAGCTAAGGCGTTTACGCTAACGTAAAGAATAAATAAGTATGGCCATCGACTTCAACCAAGACATCGCGCCTCTCCGCCAGCAGTATTTCCCGATGCTCGTTGGCGAACGTGGTTTTGATCAAGCGATGAAATATCGTCAGGAAGTCCTGATGCCTATGCGCGAGCAGACCATGAAGATGCAGGAGCATCAAATGCGTATGCGGCAGCAGGATCTCGCTTACAAACAACAGAAGTTTAGTCTACGCCAAGCTAGAAAAACAGCCCGTATGGAGAATGAGGCTATGGAGCGTATTCCAGAAGTCGTGGATCAACTCAATACTATCATAGATCGAAAAGATCAGAATATCTTTGATCAGCAGAAGGATCTCGCCAAACTACAGATGCAGTATCAGACTACTGCTCAGTTCTCGCCTTTGATTAACAATCTGTTTAAGTCAGCTAGCAACTCACTAAGTAATCAGTATAAGCAGCAGGAAGAAGTTTCCGGTATGTTGTATCAAGCTGCCGTGAGTGGTGTTCCCGTTGATACTGTTAGGACGCAAGCTGAGAGAGACGGCACCGTGACTCCTCGTGAGCAGATCGCGATTGACATCTCTGAAGCTGTTCAGAAAAAAGGTCTCGATAAAGTTCAGAAAGCCCAAGCCGATTTATCTAGGGTGCAAGAGGAGCAAAGAACTACGGCCCTAATTAAACGAGCTGAAGACGACTATGGCAACGTCATTAAAATGTCTCCCGTCGATATCGGTGAACAGATTGAGGCTGGTCTTTTAGAGGGAGTGGGGGAAAAAGTCGATTTAACTAAACTCGAAGCCATCGCTACAAAGGCTACGCAAGACATTACCTTTGAAGCCGCACCAAGATTTCAGTTGGAGCGTCTCTACTATGACTATTCGTCACCTGAAAAGCAGTTCTTTTTAGATAAGAATCCTTCTGCCCTCAGTAAAGAGTCCTTCTCTGACGCAGATCTCTACAGGGCAGTCTTGAGGCAGACCAGAGCCATCATGCAGTCTGCTTATAAAAAGCCTGAAGGCCCTCCAATTATTTCTAGTTTGTTTACACCTAAGCAACCTTGATCACTTAAACTACATTACTAATTACAGACCAAACCTTTTCAGCTATGTCTGATCTGAACCTCACCGAATCCGAGAAGAGAATCTTTACTGATTCTGAAGCCCCGAAGACAATTAAGCCGTTCGCTGAGTGGTCTGAAGAAAATGTAGCCCCAAGCGATGACCCGCAGAGTTTTTTGAACTATGCGGATTTCGTGCGTAATGAGCTAGGAGATGCCTACGATGCTCGTGCGGAACAGGACATTCAAGTTGGTCTGCGCCAAGGACTTAGCTTAGTTGAGGGTATGACCGAGGAGTCTGTCGAGCAGGCTCTCGCTCCTAAAGACGTTGACTTCGATACTAAACTTAATGTTGTATTTTCTTCTCTGGGTGTAAACGACCCTGACCGTCAGGTTCTTTTGGATTACCAATCTGGTTTGGAAGTTCTCTCAGAGCAGCCTGATGCCGCAGAAGAGTTCCGCCTGAAGGTAGATGCAATGCGCGAGCAGGCTGAAGTAGTAGTTGGCCTCCGCTTGGACCAGACGAAGGAGGAACTTGTCAAAGCGAACCAGCTACCGTTTGCTTTCGTTCAAGACGGAAAAGGAGGACGCGAGTTGTTAGTCAGCGACTTTGCTTCTGAAATGCCTTTGCTTAAAGCTGTTAAGTCCTCCCAGCTTGGCGGTGTATCCTTTAACCCTGAAGACATAGCCATTATCCAGAATAACCTTCAGGTGATCCCCGATACCGGAGTCACTGTATACAAGACGAAGGAACTGATGGAGATCTCCAAAGGTATCGTCGAGCTTGCTAAGAGTGATGACTTTGTTTCCGAGTTTGTGGATGGTCATTCTTTGCAGATGGCTCGTGAGAAGGACACTACTGCTGAGTCGGTTTCCCGTGCTGTTGGTAGCACCGTTTCTGAGTTCTTGGGTGCTATTGGTGTAGCGGATGATGCTATGGATGAGCGGAGGGAGAACGTGAGGTATGCCAGCATGCGTAATATCGACGATGCTGTCGAATACATTACGGATCAGCTTAACGAGAGTGGTGCTAACTACAAGCCGAGTGATGTGCGTGATGCCTATGAAGCACTCGTTGTTCAGAACGGTTTCAGCAAAGGTGTCTTCACCCTTCGTTCGGAAGGCAAAGAGATTAGTGAGAACATTATCTCAACTAAGTTAGGCGCACAGATTAACCCTGCTGTGTTTGTAAACGATGAACTTTTTGCGAAGTCCATAGCTTCCCACCCTGAACTGTCTGACCAAACCAAGAAGCTCTTTATAAATTCTCGTGAGATGGTCCTCGAAGATCAGTTCGAGAACTACAGCAAGGTTCTTGACGAGTCCAGCTATTCTGACGAATGGTCCGAAGCCCTTCTTCTGGGTCGTCAGGCTGGCAAGAAAGACGCGGACATCTTAACAGAATTCACTGCGGACAAAGAAGTATTCAGTGAATTGGGTGCGAGGACGAGCGGGATTGCTGCTTCTGTATGGGATTCTATCGCCAGCCTTGTCTACCTTGCTCCGGCTGCTTTAGGAGTTGATTGGGGTAAGGAAGGTCTACAAGACATCGCGAAAGATCAGGCCAACCGCAGGCAGATTGCCCAGATGTTTGGCGCAGATTTTGGCGTAGGACAAGATGTCATGGAGGCCATCGCCCCCATGATTGTAGATATTGGAGCGACCTTCCTGCTTTCTACAGCGACTGCCGGAGTGGGTGGGGCTGCTTACCTTACGGCGAGGTCAGGTGCCAGACTAACGAAGGCTGGCTTTGTTAAAGCGATTACCAGCAATGTCCTTAGAGCTGGTGATGACACTATGGAGGCCGTTGCCAAGACTGCTTTAGCCCGTAACCTGATCCGTGAATCCGCCGAGGGAGGTGCCGTTAAAGAAGCCATCAAAGCATATAACAACGCAGTGGCTCAGAAGATGGGACTTGCCGTTGGAACATTCGTTCCTGCTGCCTCTCGATCTTCCGCCATGAGTTACGGCAGTATGTATAACCAGCTCAAGGCTAGCAACCCTGACATGAGTGATGACGAGCTTCATGACAGAGCGATGGGCTTCGCAATGACCGCTGGTGTTGCTACGGGTCTTATTACGTCAGCCTTCAGCACGATAGGTCGCGGTGGTGTGGAAGACGCCTTGTTAAAGGGGATGACCTTCAGAGAAGCGAAAAATGTTTTAGGAGCTTTAGCCAACACCGGAGGGATTACCAACGACGCCCTGAAGAGCGCGATGGGTAAAGCCCTTAAAAATTCCCTCGCCAAGCATAGTAACCAGTTCCTTAGAACCAGTGGTAAGATTGCGAAAGGGGCGATTGATGAAGGTCTGGAGGAGGGCATTGATCAGTTGGTGAACTCATACATCGAGGACGTGGCCCTTGATCAGACTACCCCTCTTATTGATCGTTGGAAGCAAGTCGTCCATGCTGGCATGGTCGGTGGGGTCTTGGGTGCTGGTGTCCCCGCAGTCCAAGCTGGAGCTAGCCGTGTTGGTGTGACGCCAATGGATCGAGTCGAGCAAGCGGCCAGACTTCGGGAGGAATACTACGAAGATGTAGCCGCCAACCTCCAAGAAAGTGGAAGCCCCATTTCGGCTGAAGTAGTAAAAAATGTTATCGACCAGAGTAAGAGGACCATGCCTGTAGCTGCACCCGTAGTCGAGGCAGAGCCAGAGCCAGAACCAGAAACTCCTGATAAGAGAACTGAAGTTCAGAACTCTCTGGATCTCGCCCAACAGGAACGCACGGCGTTCCAACAAGAGTTGGAGCAACTTGAATCAATCGAAGAACCTGACGAGGCTCAAGTAAACCGCCTTGGCGAACTCAATACCTTAATCGCGGAGAAAGATAACGATATTATTGGGTTCACTGATACCCTCAATTCTATAGAGGTTGAGGAGGGAACCCCTGCTGATGAAGGGCCTGCTAAAGTTCAAGACCTCTTGAAGGAACTTGAAGGGGCGTCTCCAGAAGAAATCAAGTATCAGGTTGAGCGGTTTACCCGTAAGAAGAATATGGCGGGGATCGTGGGTGAGGTCCCTGAATCCAAGAGCTATGCTCGGAGGGTATCCAGAGATAAGATCCAATTTGAATCTGCTCCCACTACCTCAGAGAACCTACCGATCATTCAGCGTAAAGCGATTGATCTTGCTAGCATGGGATATCCTCAAGAGATCACCTATAAAGAGGATTTTGGTCTCCCAATTTATAGCGATGCTGACGCGGCAACCTTCTCTGACTATGTCGCCTCTTCGACTTACACCATTTATCCAACCGTAAAAGTTAAGGAACCTTACGGAGGATCTGTTTTCCAAAGTCCTTCCAACCGGAAGCGTTTCAATCCCGTTACTGGTAAAAAAGATACCGTAGCAGGTTTCATTGATGAGAACGGCGCGGGTGTGTTCGACAACGATCCGGTCGTGGTTGCTGAAATGCTTCGATCAAATGTTCCCGTATCGGTCCCAAATAATTTCGCGATGTCCGGCCTCAACCCGTCGATCATTGTGGACCCCGATAACAACGTGATTGATGTTGTTGCTCTGTCTCCCGACGGCAACATTCTCGAATCCAAGGTTACCGGAGCTGAAGCGAACCGAGAGTTATACTTTAACAACGTAAAGGCCAGCCGTCTCGCAGCAGTCCCATTTAAGAGTGTGGAGCTTCCTGCTGGTGTCGGGCGTTTCGACACCACCAATGGAGCCGATCAAGAAGGTGACTTCACCACTGTTGCCCAGATTAAGGTCTCTTTGAACTCTTTCTTGGATGAGTTGCAGAAGACAGGCGACGAAAGAAACATCGAGGCTCATTCACGTATGGAGCCTCTCTCAAACGCTGAAGACACTGAGGCCCAACTACAGGCATTCATCGATGCCCGTGAGCAGTTTGTCTTCAATGCCCGTATGTTTGAACTACGGGACGCTCTCCAGCAAGATCCGACAGACAAGGTAGGTAAGTTCCTTAGTCGGGTCAACCTGAAGAAAGAAGCCGCAGCCAAGAGAGTTCTTCCTTTGGTATCAATCGATAAGGCAGGTGATCTTAGTAACGATGCTATCATCGAGACCTTCGTTGACCAGTATGCAGTCAACAACCCTGACCTCTCCGGCAACACTCCCCCTTCGTTTGCTTCGGTGTTATCCAACTCGACAAGAAACTTTGCGGTTCAGAAAGAAGCAATGGACCGTCGCCACAACACCGACGCGACACTTACCTTCCCACTGGATAAGAAGGACATCACTAAGATTGCGAGAAAGCGTAGTGACTTCATTGAAAACTTTGGGCGGAAGCCAGACGGTGGTGCTGCATCTCCTGAAGATGTCGCGGCAATGATGGTCTCGTCCATCGACAATGCCCTCGACGCGATCAACTCTGACCAGAAGCTGCGTGTTTCTGTGGAAGACTTCGTCACCAACAATGTCTTCGATGGGTCTCCTCAGATGCAAGAGGTTGTCCGTAGCCTTAGCCCGAAAGATTTGTTCGGGTTCCTTTCGTCTTGGGTCGTGACCAGTAATGGTCGTATCCGTAATTCAGTTAGTGAGTTCGTAACCAGCCTTGAATCCGGCTCCCTGTTTAGGGGTATCGATCTTAGGGATGCCCTCATCGCGACTCGTTTCACAACTCGACCTGATGGTTTGGGGATCGCTAACAAGTCCGCAGTGGGGGAGTTCCAATCCTTGTTTGCTGACTTCACTGGTGAGCTTCTGACGGTCGAGCAAGCACGCAACACGATGCTGGCTATCGACGGAGCTTTACGCACTAGACTGTCGAGATCGCAGATAACTGAGCAGATGAGGGTAGAAATCACTGCCCGCAACAACGCGACCATAACCAAGCTGGGACTCAAGAGCGGTGATGCTCAGAGTGTTGTTAAGGCCCTCAAGAACATTGCCAAAGGTATGGGCAACAAGAATGAGCAGCTTGCAGCCAAGCTCCTTCTGGAAGATACCAACTTCATCGAGAACAATGTCCGCTTCGTAATCGGAGAGGGTAATATCGATATCGCTGGTAAATACATTAAGTCGATCAACGGAAACCATATTGTATTCATCAACCGCACTTCCGGTAGTGGACGTGGTTTGGTCAATACCTTACTGGAAGAATATATTCATGCCTTTACTTCAGATACGGTCGCAGCAACCGAAGCTGCCCTTGCGGCAAACAAGAACAAAGCAGCAGCGCGTAAGAATCTTGAAAAGATCTTTAATGGTATCGCGGCTAACTACGATGCTGAGGTAACGTCTGGAGAAGTCCCTAACTCCGTTGTGGCGGATGGTGTGGAGAACCTAGATGAATTCATTGCCAAGTTCTTCTTGGTGGATGAGTTCCAGAACTACATCAAGAAGACTGTTGGGCCTAACTCGTTCGACAGTATTATTGATTCCATTGTGACGATCTTCCCGAAGGTGAGTCCATCTGAGAAGCGTTCATATGTTTCCGCTTTCAGGGACATCCTCGATCTCGGTAAGCGCGGTCGTAAGCAGACAGCACCAGACGCTAAAGCACTTGGATCTTCGGCTGCGGATAAGGTGTTGTTCAGTGCGCCCATCTCCTCTTCTCCCACTACCGCCCAAGATGCTGAATACCTTGCTGCCGTCGAGTCCGGCGACATGGAGGCAGCACAGCGGATGGTGGATGCCGCGATACAGAATTCAAACTACAAAGCAAAAGGCGTGAGAGCAGGGGTTTACCGTGACGGTGTCCCCCTTATGCCTAGTGAGAGAGGATTACTCGGGTCTGGTTTTTACGCTATCTTAGATGGGAAAAAAGAGGATGTAAGACAGTTTGCTGGCCCTCTTGTTGGCCCAGAACGCGACGATAAATCATTGGAAAGTCGCGTGGATGACTTGGCTATCGACCTCGGAGATAACCCCATATTTCTTGATGGGACGGACGGGATCAATAAATACATCAGAGAGAACGGATTGGAGGATCAGTTCAAGAAATGGTTAGCTTATCAAGATGCTGTGAATACCGCCTACAAATCAGTTGGGGGTAAAAGACCGGAATCATTGGAGGAGGTTAGAGGAGGAACCATCCAGCGAGATTTGGAAGATGTTGGCACAGGCGTTGGGGCGGGATTCAAATCACAAAACACACGCAATGATGCAAACTTCCTACTTGACCGAGTTGTGTCTGCGATAGTTGTGGATCATAGCAAATCATACGGTGAGAGGGACTTCAAAGAAGTTGTAGTGGCTAACCCTAACCAGATCAAATCCGCCGAACCTGTCACTCGCGACGCAAACGGCAACGTCATCCCACTGAGCCAGCGGTTCGATGAGACGAAAAGCAGTATCCTCTTCTCTGCGCCTTCAATGGAAGCAACGGTAGATCCAAACATTCTAGAGGGAGTTCCAGAAGATCAAAAGGGTCTGGTGAGCCAAGGCATTAACTTGATTAGGTCTTTGTTGCCGCCTTCGATTCAAATTAAGGTAGCGGAAATAGATACAGGTGGGAGTCTGGCCTACGCCAGCAAGGACGAGTCAGCGATCTTCATCAATCGTGGAGTTCTTGCCAACATCTTGGCAAGCCGTGACTTTGACAGCCTCTCCGCTAAGAACATCATTGGGGTTTCAGTTAATGAAGAAATCGCACACATCGCTGGCTTCAACGCCCTGACTCAAGAGGAAGTAGATAACTACGTCGAGTCTTTGAGTGACGGCGACTACCAGAAGATCATTACTGAGTATACTCAGAACAGCCCTGATTCTGTCGCAGCAGCATTGAGGGCTGAGTTGGCTTCTGAAGATGCCGACGTTGTCTTAGCAACTAAAAGGCAGCTCGCTGAAGAGAAGCTTCGGATGCACCTCCAGAAAGTCACTAAAGGATTTACCACCGAAGAGGATGTCCGCTTCTGGAAGAAGAATCCCAGCCTGCTCGCTATGCTCAAGCGTTACTTCGCTGGTGTCATGCGTCGATTCGCCGCGAACCGCGAGCCATTGGGTGGTGCGGGTGGTGCGGCCCTCAACAAGATGGTGAACGAGATGCGAGCCATCGAAGTTGGGTTTGTCCGCCAGCCCAACTCGATGTCGTTTGATCCCGAAAATCCTGAAGCTACATATCAGATGCTCAGGACCGCGAATCAGGACTTCTTTGAATCGGAGTCGGAAACTTTAAGTTCGGCCCCAATCAAAGGGATTAAAAAGAAAAACTCTTTGAGATTACGCATGACTCGAAAAGAGATAATTGAAGCAGTCGAAAGCAGTAAAGATTGGAAGGACTTCTATGACCGACACGAAGCTCTTCTGAAAGATTACTTCGGTCCTGATGCTGAACTATTCCAGAGAATTCTTAGTGCTACCTCACAGGCCGCGAGTGTGAAATCTAATGTCGCCTTAGCTCTTAAAGCGTATGGCCAGATGAAGCGGGGGGAACCTTTCCTTGACAGTAAAGGAAAAGGATACCTTAAAGGAGTAGCTAATAACCTTGAGAAGATCAGGGACGATGAAGAGCTGAGTGGGAGGAAGATATCCAACTACGATAAAGCCACTGCTGGGGATACGAGTAAAGTTGTTGTTGACAGACACGTTGCTCGCATGCTCTTTAATAAGACATCGCCTAGTAAAGCTCAGTTTGAAAAAGCAGAAAAGGTCTTGACTGAGGTAGCTAATACTTTAGGGTGGCAACCTAGAGAAGTCCAAGCCGCTTTATGGGGAGCCTCTATAAGAAAATCTGGGGTAACGCCCGTCAGTTATAACGATTACTTAGAAACACTTTATGAAAGAAACGACATCGAACGAAGAATTGGAAGCCCTCTTCCAAGAGACGGAGGATATCCTATCCTCGCAAGCGCAGGAATATCTGATACTAGACGAGGTGATGACTCGCTTGCAGAAGGGCGGAGAAGATCTAGACCCAGAAGTGGACGGGGTGGAAGAGCGGCAGAGACTCCACTTGCGGATGCGCCTACGGTCGGAGGCATTAGCGGAGGCATCCCGAAGCTCATCCAAGCAGCAGAGTCCTACGCAAAACGAGTAGGCATACCTCATCGCAGGCAGGCAGAGTATGTAACGATTGATAAAGATTTCTCTGAGAGGTTAGCCAAAGCCTACGATGAGATGGATCACGATCCTAAAAACCCTGAAGTTGCAGAAGCCTACTCAGAGTTAATCCGACAAGTTAGAGATCAGTATGATGAGCTAGTATCCTATGGATACGAGTTTTGGTTTATAGATCCCGATAAAGACCCTTATGAAGGTAAGCCGTGGCGAGCTATGGCAGATCTCCGTAATAATGACAGCATGGGGGTTTTCCCAACAGCTGCTGGTTTCGGAACACTGACTGAGATATCGGATAACCCGTTAGAAAATACGGACACTGGGCTTGAATGGTCCTACGGAAGTCCAGACGGACCCAAGAAACCTGTGTTAGCGAACGACTTATTCAGGGCCGTCCATGACGCGCTTGGTCATGGATTAGAGGGATCAGGTTTCAGAGCGCGAGGGGAAGAGAATGCGTGGCAAGCCCATTCTAGATTATTTTACGGATCAGCCGTAGCCGCTATGACCTCTGAAACAAGAGGCCAAAACTCTTGGCTTAATTTTGGTCCTTACGGTAAAAAGAATCAGAAAGCCCTTATAGAAGATACCACCTTCGCTGACCAGAAGACCGGATTATTACCCAGTTGGGCTTGGGAAGAAAGAGTCGCGCTTGATGAGCCTACAGCTTTATTCTCCGCTCCTGTAAGCGGGATTTCCGGTGACTACGCCCCTATTGTTAACCTTCTGGAAGTCTCGCAGGTTGAGATCGACAGGTTCGGTAAGCCGCAGAACCGTCTCCTTGAGTTCGCTGAAAAGATCTTTGCCGGAGAAATACCGGAAGCATTCCGCCGACTCATCGAGAATCGTAAGTTCTTCAAGACTGCGGTAGAGGACGACGTTAGTAAGTTCAAGAAGACGCTCGATGAGATTATCATCAAGACCTACGGGAGCTTCGAGAACGCGCCGATGGACATGATCGCCAAGGCCCAAGGGTTCGCCTTCCGTTCACTAATCTCAGAAGAGAGGAGTGAACAAATCGATGACGCTTACGAAGCAGCGTTGGATGACATCGACGCCAGACTAGCCGCCGAGGCCATCGACACTAAGACGGCAAAAGAAGAACGCCAACAGGCACTTGCTCTCAAAGAAGCACAAATCGACAGCGCATACGAAGAAGGGTTCCAAAAAGCCGAAGAAGATCGCAACGAAGCACTCCGTAAGATCTCGCTCGATTCACCGGAAATGGCTGCCTTCATCGTTGATATCCGGCAACGCTACATCATTCCGATGCAGCAGAAGCTAAAGAAAAACGGTTTGAAGTATAATGACATTGCTCTAAAGATCTCAAGAACTGGAGAGGTCTACCTGACCCGCGCCTACCGGATGTTCACCGACTCTACTTATCTAGATAACCTTAAAAAGGATGAGAGTTATCCAGCTAAGAGAGACGCAGCCTTGGAGTTCTTCAGGAAGCAGTTCATTCGGGATCACGCTCGAAAGATTCGAGAGGACCTCAGAGCAGACAATGTCTTGATCACTTATCAGGAAGCTAAACAAAGAGCCAAGAGGCTTCTCGACCGAAAGAACGAGATGAATCCAAGTAGTTCTTACGAACAAGAAGCTCTCGATGCTTTCTTGGAGTCTTACGAACCTAAAGCAAAGAAGAGTTTAGGCTCGTCTGATTCGGGGATCAAGATGGCGATGGATAACCTGAAACGCCGTAAAGATTTGCCGAAAGCAATTCGCGATCTGTTGGGTGAGTATGGACCAGAGACCGGAACGGACCTTATTCTCCGAACCTATTCGACAGTAGCTAATATCGCTGCCCAGCAGACTTTCCTTCAGAGTCTTAAGGCTACGGCTGAGAAAGCTGGCCTCATGATCTCAGTTGAGACTAAGTTAGCAGACGCGGAAGGCGACGCGAAATATGGGGACTGGGAACCAGTAAGGCCGGAAACCTTTGCCAGCAAGAATGACCCGCTGGCGGGTATGCTTATCCATCCCGACTTCAGGGAAGCTATGGATATGACACTCAAGAACTCTTACCTTCAAGAGTATGCGGCCACGTCAGAGCGTGTTATCAACGGAGCCTTTACCATAGCGTCTAAGTTTAGTGGTAAGGCTATGGCCGCTAAGACTTTAGGTAGTGTTGGTTTCTATCTACGAAATGCTATCGGTAACTTCATCTTCGGAAGCGCACAGGGATTCTTCCGATACGACAAGATGCTCGCTGGAATGTCCAAGGCAACCATTGACGCGCTCTTCGGTCTCAATGGAGAGGTTGACCCTGTTGTTTCGGAACTAATCGGACTCGGTGTGATGGGTGATGAGATTCGTGCTGGTGTGATGCGTGACTTACTTAACGGTAAGCAAACACCAGACGGTATCCAGAAGGAGCTTGAGAACCTGATGGATAAGTCAAAGCTCAATAAACCTGCTAAGGTCCTCGCCGCTATCGAGAAGAAAGCGCAAGACCTTTCGGCAGCACTGGACGCCGCCTACAAAGTCGCTTACTTCCAACACGAACTCGGATACATTGAACGAGCCGCTGCGGAAGGTGGTGAGAACAGCTTTTATGGTAAAATGAGGCCGACTCAGCGCAGGCGTGAGGCAGCTCGCAAAGTCCTGATGACCGCTCAGTCATACAGTCAGGCTCCTCCAATCATCACTGATTTCACCAAATCTCCGGCAGGTCTTCTGTTTGCTCCTTTCCTCCGATTCAAGGCTGAGATGTTCCGCATCCCGTTCAACACTTACAAGCTCGGTCTGGAAGAGTTCCGTAGCGGAGATCCTGTCATGCGGCGGAGAGGCATCCTTAGAATGGCTTCAATGACTACTGTTATCGGTGGCCTGTCCTCCGCGCTTCCAATGATCATGGCCGCTGTTTCCGGTATCGGAGACGACGAGCATGAGGACGAGGCAATACGAGAGGGTATTCCAGAATACTACCGTGGGCATACCTTCTATTACTACTACTGGAATGGGGAACTCAAATCCATTAACGCTACCTACCTCAACCCGTTTGCAGGAACCGTAGACCCAACACTTCGTGCGATTGAGAAGATCAGATCCGGTAATTATAGTGAAGCCGGAGCAGCCTTTGCTCTAGGTTACTTTAAAGATCAGTTCCTAGACACTCAGATTCTCGCAAACGCAGTCGTCAACGCCTCTCAGAACATGAATCCTACTACAGGTAAACCAATCTGGAACAAGGGGGTGGACGACCCAATTGATGTCGCTGAAAAGATATTCCTGCACGTAGCTAGTGAAGCGTATGCTCCGCGATTGGGTAGGGACTTCGTCAAAGGACTCGAGACTCAGAGCCTCGAAGGTATGCTTGGGTCACTCGCTCAAGGCGCGACCCCTACAAGAATCCACGATGTCGATCTCCAGAAGCAGTTTGAGAAGTATCTTCTGGATCACCGGAAGAGATTCGCAAACGTGAAGAGTGAGCTTAACATACTGAAGCGGAAAGATCCGATGTCTGAGGAAACGATTCGCGAGGTCATCGATGACAACATCGAAGCTCGTCGTAAGATGAACTACGAACTCATGCGTGTCGCGAGAGGATACAACTCATTGGGTATCGATGCGAACCAAGTAATCAAGACCATGCACTCGCTTGGGGTAGGTAAGACGAGGACAAGGCTCCTGTCGTATGGATTCATGGACCGACCTTCGATTGACTTTATCGCTGAAGCACTACTCAAGGAATCAAATAAAGAGTTTGGGCCGGAGAGGCTCAAGACCATTATCCCATACTTCAAGACTAAGAACCGCTTTATTCCGGTGGTCCCTGTCACTGAGACGGATTAG